TGGTTTCGATGCCCAGACCAAAACGGAAGTTCATCCGCAAACACTTAGGGCTTTTATTAAGGAACGAGTCGAGGCAGGTGACGAGTTTCCAATGGAGCTTTTTGGAGCATGGGTAGGGCAACGTGCGACGATTAAACGTAAAAAGGGGAGTAACTAATGGCAACAAAAACTGAAGTAGCGAAGAAGAAAGAACAGGGTATTACTATTTTTGATCCATCTATCTTTGAGGAAGATGCAGGTAAGGGATTGGAAAACGTGGGTCAGGAGGATTTGGCGCTACCTTTCGTTAAAGTCTTATCTGGTAATGATCCAGTTCTTGACGAGAACGAAGAGGCTCGTAAGGGTGACATCTACAACACCGTTACTGGTAAAGTGTACAAGGGTAAGACAGGTATAAAGGTTATTCCATGTGCTTATCAGAGACGTTTTATTCAGTGGGCTCCTCGTGGTTCTGGCAATGGAGCACCAAGTGCCATCTACACGCCTCAAGACCAACGGCCTAAGACCGAGCGGTCAGCGGAGGACAACAAAGAATATGTTGTGGGAGGTAATGGCGAATATATTGAAGAGACTCACCAACATTTTGTCTTGATCTTAAACAAGGATGGAAGCGTCGAGCCTGCTTTGATTGCGATGAAATCCACTCAGTTAAAGAAATCAAGGAAGTGGAATTCAATTATGGCAAGCCGCGTCATGCAAGGCCAGAACGGAACCTTTACTCCGCCACGATATAGTCACATTTACCACTTGAAGACTATTCAGGAAGAGAACTCAAAGGGCTCTTGGCACGGTTGGGAAATGTCTTTGGAGTCTCAGATTGAGGATGCGGGTATGTATCATCAAGCTAAGAAGTTTTCTGAGGACATCACGGCAGGAGAAGTTGTCGTTAAACACGACAATGGAGAGGGTGAGACGAACGGAGATCAAATACCGTTTTAATCATTCTGGGGCGGGGAAACCCGCCCTTCCACCGTGGGAGATTATATGTCAGTTGAAAAGTTTGCAGCCATATTTGAAGGCTTAAAGTCGGCCTATGGCTATTTTAAAATAGAAAAGCAAAAAGCAAATGGAAAACAATCGGGGAATGCCGGAGTAATTCGAGAAGAACCCACTGTAGAATTATTTAAAGAACATCTTGCAGGTAATGGTAGGGGTCTGGGTATAATACCCATTAACGAAAACGATTCTTGTAAATGGGGTTGCATTGATATCGATCAGTACCCGCTTGATCATGCGGCGCTTATTCAGAAAATACGCGGTCTCTCGCTCCCTCTTGTCGTCTGCCGATCAAAGTCGGGCGGCGCGCATTGCTTTTTATTTAGCAATGAATGGGTCTCAGCTAAAGACATGCAAAAAGCCCTTAAGAATATGTCTTCTGCTCTGGGCTTCGGCGAGAGCGAGATTTTTCCCAAACAAATCAAATTACATTTAGATCGTGGAGACGTAGGTAATTTTTTAAACCTACCGTATTACAACGCTGAAGAAGGATTGCGTTACGCTTTTCTTGACGATGCGACTTCAGCTACGTTAGCAGAATTTATTAAGCTGTACGAAACTTATGTAAAAACCCCAGAAGAAATACAGAACTTACAAGTACCCGAAGCTAAAGAAACAAACCTCTTGGCCGACGGACCACCGTGCTTACAGATACTTAGCCGTCAAAAAATATCGGAGGGCGGTAGGAATAACGGATTGTTTAACATGGGAGTTTACTTACGTAAGGCTCACCCAGATAGTTGGGAGAGCGAGATATTAAAGTACAATCAAGAATACTTTCAGCCGTCGCTTCCTTTGGCGGAAGTCAACATTGTAGCGAAACAACTTTTAAGAAAAGACTATGCATATAAATGTGGTGATGCTCCTATTAACGCTCATTGCAATAAAGATTTGTGCCGGACACGGAAGTTTGGAGTCGGCGCGGCAGTGGCAGGAGCCACCATCGCCAACTTACGCAAGTACAATTCCACGCCACCAATATGGTTTATGGATGTCAACGGAGAACCGTTAGAGCTAGACACTGACGGATTGATGAGCCAAGCTTCTTTTCAAAAGGCTTGCCTTGAGCAACTTAACTTTATGCCCCGTTCGATGAAGCGTCAGAACTGGGAAGGTCGTGTCAGTGGTTTGCTATCCGAGATGAAAGAAAACGACGGAGCAATCATTGAGGTCTCACAAGACGTTACATCCTCTGGTCAATTCTACGATTACCTTGAAGAGTTTTGCACAAACATGCAACAGGCTCAGGACAAAGAAGAGATACTATTACGTCGCCCTTGGTCTGATGAAGAAACTTCTTGTACGTTTTTTAGATTGAAAGACTTTGAAGACTTCTTAAAGAAAAACAAATTCTTTGAGTTCAGACGAAACAAGATAGGTAAATACTTACGGGATATTCAAGGAGAAAACACCGTTATGAAAATTAAAGGTAGAGCTGTTCGGGTTTGGAAAATACCTAGTTTTGACAACGCCGATGTAGAGATAAACATCCCATCATTCAGACAAAAGGAGTCTCCATTTTGAGCGATTTAGATTATGACAAAAGAGCCAAAGACATGTATCAAATGCACGTTAATGAGTATCGAACTCTGACTGCAATTGGTAAACGATATGGCCTAACTAAAGAGCGCGTTCGACAGATCGTGAACAAATACAAAGAAGGATTGGTGGATGTACAGGATATTCGGACCTCCGGGAACAGGGAAGACAACTAAGCTACTCAACATGGTGGACAAAGCCCTTGAGGACGGAATCCATCCGAATGAGATTGCTTTCCTAGCCTTTACTAGAAAGGCCGCAAACGAAGCAAAGGAACGTGCCTCGGTTAGATTTAATTTAGATCCTAAAACGGATCTGACTTATTTTAGAACCCTGCACAGTCTTGCTTTGGCTCAGACCTCAATTAAGTTTGAGAATATTATGAGTGAACAACACTATAAAGAATTGAGCAATTCGATTGGGATCGTGCTTAACGGCACACGGCCCACGGATCTATACGATGATCTACCTACCGCATCGAGTAAAAAAGATCCGATCCTTGGCCTCATTAATCTAGCTCGATTGAAAAAGGTTTCCCTGAGAGAGGAATACAACAAAAGTTCTGTCGATATTCCTTGGAACACCGTTGATTACGTTAATCGTGCTTTTTCTGATTACAAAAGAAATATGGGCTTGTACGATTTTACCGATATGCTTGAGATGTTTATTGCGGAAAGCGATAAATGTTGCCCTAAGTTTAAGCTTACTTTTTTAGATGAAGCTCAAGACTTATCTGCTTTGCAATGGGACATAGCTCGCATCCTAGATAAAAACTCAGAGCGTATGTACTGCGCGGGGGATGATGATCAGGCTATTTACAGATGGGCCGGAGCGGACGTAAATCAATTTATTATGCTTGAAGGTGGATCAGAAACATTAGAACAATCGTATCGAATCCCAAGTTCTGTTCACGTCGTAGCAGAAAACGTGGCGAAAAGAATTCACCGCAGATTTCCGAAAACTTATCTACCTAGACAAGAAAGCGGAGCGGTAGAACGAATAAACACCATTGATGCTTTGGACCTATCCAAAGGCAATTGGTTAATATTAGCGCAAGCGGGATACCATCTCCAAGCAGTAGCTTCTGATTTAAAATCAAATGGTTACCTGTTTAATTACAAAGGGCATCGCTCAATTGGCGAAAAATTATCCGAAGCTGTAAACGGTTGGGAAAGTCTTCGCAAGGGCAAAGAAGTGTCTGGAGCGGTTGCTCGAAAGATTTACAATTATATGGCCGCCGGTAAACGTATCCAACGCGGGTTTAAAAAACTACCCGCATTAGAGGACGAAGAGTTTGTTACTCTGCAAGGCTTAATAAACAATCACGGTCTATTAGCTACTAAAGACATGATCTGGTCTGAGGCAATGGATAAAATACCTGAGACCGAACGAGCATACATCACGGCGTTGTTAAGACGGGGCGAGAAGTTTAATGCCACGCCTCGGATAACAGCGTCCACGATCCACGGATCAAAAGGTGGAGAAGCGGATAACGTTGTACTGCTCACGGACCTGAGTCCTGCCGCAGAAAGCGAGATGCATATTAATCCTGACGATATGCACCGTGTTTTTTATGTCGGGGTAACGAGGGCTAGACAAAATCTATACATTGTTGACCCCGAAGATATCGGAAGGAGTTACCACTTATGAACTGTTGGTATTGTAATCATGAGTTGATTTGGGGCGGCGATCATGACATTGACGAAGAGGATGATATTTTTGAAATAGAAACAAATTTAAGTTGTCCTTCATGTAAAGCATTCGTATTAGTTTTTAAACCAAAAGAGGAAGCAATTGAAAATGATGAAGTCTGAAGAAAAAGATGTGGACTACGCTGAGTTTTATTTAAAAGCACAAAAAGAATTTAAGCAGATAGCCGACTGTGTAAATAAAAGAGATTATTTTCAAGCTGAAAAACACGCCATGAATGCAATGGTTGACATGAAAATGCTTTGGAACAGTTTAATAATTCTTAAAGAAAAACATTTAAAACTCTGGAGGGATAATGAACAGGGCTGACTTACTTAAAAAAGCAGACGATTTGATCAAGGGGGATCGAGCAAAAGATTATGGTGATGCTTATGAAAATCACGATAAAATAGCTAAAGGATGGAACGTAATAGCAAAGTCAGCAATTGAAAGTCATGGGAGGATCACACCATCTCACGTTGCCCTCATGATGGATTGGGTAAAGACGGCACGTCTTTTAAACACAATAGACCACGAAGATTCGTGGATCGACAAGGCAGGGTACACCGCGCTTGGAGGGGAATTCTCCCTAAAGGACAAAAAGTAAAGAGAGGTTTGTATGGCAGGAAACTTGCAGATGGCCATGTTCGCTCCAAAAAGCGAATGGATACCCCCGATGGAATTGCCAGACATCACAACCGCAAAAAAAATTGCTATCGACGTAGAAACGAGAGACCCCGATATTAAAACTAATGGCCCAGGATGGGCTACAGGAAACGGGGAGGTTGTAGGCTATGCCGTAGCCGTAGATGGATGGTCAGGGTACATCCCGATTCGCCATCTTGGTGGAGGTAATTTAGACGAAAAGATTGTCAACAAGTGGCTGAAAAAAGTATTTGAATGTCCTGCCGATAAAATTATGCACAACGCTCAATACGATGCGGGGTGGATTAAACGTATGGGTTTTGATCTCAAAGGAAGAATAATCGACACAATGTTGATTGCGTCTTTATTAGATGAGAACCGATATAGCTATAGTTTGAATGCCCTGTCTTATGACTTGTTAGGCAAAACTAAATCAGAAAAAGGTTTAGTCGAAGCCGCTAGAAGTTTCGGCGTTGATCCTAAAGCTGAGATGTGGAAGCTTCCCGCAATGCATGTCGGTGCTTACGGTGAGGCGGACGCTGAACTCGCTCTTGAGCTCTGGAATTATTTCAGCATTCAACTTGGAAAAGAAGACCTCTGGGGCATCGCTAATCTTGAACTGGAACTTCTCCCATGTCTTATCGAAATGACTTGGCGTGGGGTCAGGGTCGATCAAGATAGGGTTGAGAAAACTCGGAACAGTCTTGTTAAGCGGGAACGGGAAGTCATGAAAGAGATCAAGAAGATTGCCGGTCGTGACGTTGAAATCTGGGCGGCTCAATCTCTTGTAAAAGCGTTCGACAAAGTCGGCCTCCAATATCCAAAGACGGAAAAGGGCGCACCGAGCTTCACTAAACTTTTCCTCCAAGAGAACCCCCACCCTCTCGCGCAACTCATCGTTGAGGCTAGGAACCTGAATAAGACCACCGGCACTTTCCTCAACACAATCATGAAACACTGCCACGCTGACGGTAGAATCCATAGTCACATCAACCAAATAAGGTCAGATGACGGCGGCACAGTATCCGGTCGTTTAAGTATGAATAGCCCAAACCTTCAGCAAATTCCCGCAAGGGACCCTGAGATTGGGCCAATGATACGTTCTTTGTTTTTGCCAGAAGAGGGAGAGCAGTGGGCGGCAATAGACTTCTCGCAACAGGAACCACGGATCTTGGTCCACTATGCTCATGTTTATGGTGAGAGTCGTAATTTGCCATTGGAGGGTGCATTAGATTTTGTAGAAGCGTACAACGAAGATCCTAGCACAGACTTCCATACAATGGTGGCGGAAATGGCTAACATACCGAGGAAGCAAGCTAAAGTAATTAACCTTGGCATGATGTACGGAATGGGGGTTGGAAAGCTATCGGAGCAGTTGGACATTTCAATGGATGATGCTAAAGAGTTGATTGGTCAGTATCACAAGCGTGTACCTTTTGTTAAGGGTTTGATGAACGGTGTTATGAACCGGTTAAACGATAAAGCATCGTCGGGTTCTATCCGTTCGATACTGGGTCGTAAATGCCGTTTTGACCGATGGGAACCGGACACCTTTGCCATGAACAAAGCCTTGCCTTACCAAGAGGCTGTTCAAGAATACGGAGCCACCACGAGGCTTAAAAGGGCTTACACATACAAAGCCTTGAACCGTCTAATCCAAGCGTCAGCGGCAGATATGACCAAAAAAGCAATGGTGGATTTGTATAAAGAGGGCCTAGTTCCTTTAACTCAGATTCATGATGAAATCGCCATGTCTGTCAAAGACAAAGAGCAAGCGAAATATATTGCTGATATAATGACTAAAGCAGTGCCCTTGCAAGTTCCAAATAAGTGCGATATTGAAATCGGGCCTAGTTGGGGCGAGGCAAAGTAATTGCTGTTTCACTCCTCCGAGTTGTTTTGCCCCGACATTACGTCGGGGCTTTTTTTTAACTATAGATTTGTAAGACGCGCATCCACACAAGCTTCTTGATCGCGCTAGACTTTTTATAGTCTTCACGTTCTTGTTGTCTGCGATATTGAGTCCAAATAGTCATAACACCCTCCTATTTAAAGTTAGGTGCGTTCCTTCGACTGAGTAGTCTACTTCCGTCCGATTGGATGAACGTCCTCGAATTGTCTTAA